TCCTGCAGCGCAATGGCGGCCTGCTTTTCGGTCGCCGCCTGCTTGGCGGCTTTCTCGCGCTCCTTGTCGATCTCCTTCTGGACCTTCGCCTCCTCAGCCGCGAGGCGCGCCGCTTCCTGCGCCTCCGCCTGCTGCTGGCGCAGAGCTTGAGCGGCGGAGTCGGCATCCGGCGACTCGAAGGCAGCGAGGCCCATGCCGCCAAAGGTGGCATCCAGCCCACCCTTACCCAGCGCAACCAGGCCAGCCAGACCGGCCTTCATGTTGAGGAAGAAGCCGTCGACCTGGTCGTTGAAATCGGCCAGTTGCTGAACGGCCGAATCCGGCACGACCACAGCCTGGCCAAACATCTCTTCAATTTGTTCACTTGAAGCTGCCAAGAGCGGGATCAGCTCGCCAGCCGACTTGCCCATCAGCGCGAGAATGTCGTTGTAGCCGGTGCCGGTTTTGCGGGCTTCCTGGAAGGCGCCAGAGAGGGCGAGGATCTTCTGATCGAGCGGCATGGCGGCCAGGCTGCCAGTGGTGACGCCGAGGTTCGCCAGCGCCTCCGAAGCCTTCTGGTTCTCGACATCGCCAAGCGCTTTCTCGAGCTTGAGGAAGCTGCCAACGATGCCGTCCAGATCCATGCCAGCCATCAGCTGACCGGCGTAGGCGACGCGCTGCAGGGTCTCCGGCGTTTCGTTGAGGCGAATGCCCGCGTCGACCAGGTCGTCCATGCTGTTCATGACGCCCTTGATGCCGCCGATCAGGGCGGTGGCGCCGAGCGCCGGGCCCATGCTGCTCAGGTCATTGACGATGCCGGTGAGCAGTCCGTCCCGACCGCCGCCGGTGCTGCGAAGCTGATCACGGAACTTTTTGGCATCGCCCTGCGCCTTGGCGAGCTGGGCCTGATACTGGGCGATGTCGAGGCGGAGGGAGGCTTCAATGGCACTCATGTCAGGTGGCTTTCAGGCCGCTGTCGCGGGCGAGTTTCTTGAGGTAGAAGTCCCACCGCTTGTCCAGGGAGCGGGCCTGCTTGTCGAGCGCCCACTGCACGCGGCGCTGCAGGTCGCGCACGTCGGAGGCCCAGCCGACTTCGTTGCGGGCGGTGATGCTGATGATGTTGCCCTCCGTGCTGATGCGCAGGGCGCCCGGGGCGGGCAGTTTGCCGACGCCGTAGGGCAGGCGCGCGCCGAGCCCGCGCAGGGCCTCCGCCCAACCACTGGCCAGCCACCAGACGTGATCCTGTTCGGCGGCGGTGTAGGCCTCGAGCTCGGCCGGATCGCGCACGAAGAAGACGTGCTTCTTGCGCCGGTTGACGCGGCCTCGGCGGGTCATCATGCGCTTGTGCAGGGTGCCGCCATCGAAGGCGCTGAAGGTCGCGCTGACCGCGCTGTAGACGACCTTGCTGGCGGCCTCATCATCGCCGCTCTGGTGCAGCAGCCAGAACGCGGAAGCGGCGGCGGGCGCAGTGGCGGCGACGGCATCGTAAGCCTGCCCCGGGGTGCCGTAGAGGCTGGCGATGTCACCGGCCACGGCGGCGCGGCCCTGCTTCTCTGCGGCGCGGCCGAACTTCCCTTCGCTGGCGGGCGGGGTGATCTTGGCCGCCTCGACAAACACCAGACGCGCCTGCTGGCGCATGATCTCCGCGGAGGTGCGCTTGGAGGTGCTCATCAGGCGCGCCAGCGCCGCGGTGAAGCGGTCGGACTGGATGATGAGGGTGGCCTGAGACATGAGGGATCGGGGGTTGCCCAAGGCCGGTGTCAAAGGTCCACCTCCGGCCGCCAGGCGCCGGAGCGGAAGTCCTGCCGCAGGCGCTGGACGCGCAGCAGGGCGCGGCCGGCGGTGCTGAGGCGCGGGTCCGGCCAGATGTAGCATTCGCCATGCAGGATGCCGGCGGCATGGATGAGCGACCAGCCGAGGACCAGCGAGACGGTCCACTGCAGGTCCCGCAGGCAGGTGCCGGGCAAGGCCCGCGCGAGCAGCGCGTAATACTGCGCGCTGCGCACGGGCAGGGCTAGTTTCCCGAGGCGCCTCCGCGGGCCCGCCCACTGGGCCGCTGCACCGCCATCAGGGCATGGTGCGCCTTCTCGACCTTCCGGGCAAAGCTCACCGCGAGCATCTTGTCCTCGAGCGTGGCGGCGGGCACGTGCTCGACGCCCCACTCTTCGATCACGGAGAGCAGGCGCGAGCGCAACGGCTCCCAGTGCTGCGGCTGGTGGTGCAGCAGGTAGAGGACCTTAACGGCGCGGGAGAAGTAGCCATTGACGAAGGTCAGCGGGTCACAGGTGGCGAGGCTGGGCATGGGCACGTCGGCCGCGCAGAGGGCATCGAGCAGGCGGGAGCGGCCCTCTGACCAGGGCTGCAGCGGCACGCCGTGCCACTGGCGGTCCTGGTCTTCGGCGACGATCTCTTCACGGGCGGTGGCGGCCTGGACGGCGAAGGCTTCGTCGGTATCGGCCGCAGGAGCGGCGGGCTGGGAATCGGGAGGGGCTTGCATGAGGGGATCGGGGCTTACCACTGGACACGGGGCGCCTTGAAGTGCTCCGTGACGCGGTCCATGACACGGCCGCTGGCGTCCATGCTGACCAGCGCCTGGCGGGGCTGGGCGGACTCGCCAATCAGCAGCAGGGGCGTGGTGCTCTGGATCTGGCGCCGCAGACGGGTGCGGCAGTGGAGGACGTCGTAACCCATGACGACGGGGTGCAGCGGATCGGTCTCCTCAAGCGCGAGGCGCAGCGGGTCGGCGTCGGTGGGCCAGCGCTGCATCAGGGCCTTGGCATCCTCCAGCCGCTGCTGTCCATCCGCGCGGCGCACCACGTAGCCGAGCAGGGGCAGATCGTAGACGTGCCGGCCACCGCCACTGTCCCGAATGGCGATGACCGGCAGCCCAACGGCCGCGAGCGAGGCCGCCAGGCAAAGGTCGTCCGTGGTGCAGCGCTGCAGCTCCTGGAACATGGAGCTTTCCGGGCCGGGCCGGTAGAGGGTGGCCTGCGCATCCGCCACGGAGACCAGGCGCATTGGCTGACCATGCTGCATATCGAGCAGGCGGTCGTAGTTGTGGTTGGCGCGCATCATGACGCAGACCGGGTGCATGGGCGCGGCGCGCTCCAGCTCACCCGACTGCCAGGCGCGCACATCGGCGAGGGTGACGCCGGCATGCTCCGGCCGGAGGGACTCGCCACGGAACATGAACTGCGTGACCAGCTGACCGCCCTTGGCGGGCTGGATCAGATCGCAGGTGAAGCGGAAGCCCAGGGCGAGGGCGGCGGCGGCCAGCTTGGTGTTGGTGACCGCGAGGGACGGGATCGGCGTGGACATGGGATCGGGCCGCGGGTGCTCCGGAGAGCTTGGGAGGACTCCTCCCCTGGCCGCCCGCTCGGCCCTTGTGGGTGGTGTCGTGGTTACGCCGCAGCGACCTGCGGGTAGTAGGTCATCGGGACCGTGACGCTGGGGATGGCCTCGTTGCCAAGCTCGCGCTTGATCTCCTTGACCATCAGCAGCTTGGCGCTGTCGCGGCTGAAGCCGTGAACGGACGGGCCATCGACGGCGAAGTGGGCGCAGGTGACCGCCTGGCCGGGGTAGGCGTTGGCCAGGCCGACCGCCTCACCGGAGACGTTCGGCACGATCTCGGCGGAGAGCTCGAGGTCGAGGGCCTTCTTGAAGGTCTGCACCTGCAGGATCTGCGCGTAGCCGCCGTCATTGCCGGTGGCGCCGGGCAGGTGACCCTCCTTTTCCCGGATGGTCACACGCGGGGTGAAGCTGCAACCGGTGACCAGCAGGCCGGTGTCGCCGAATTCTTGGAGGTCGTAAGCGGGCAGAGCGCCCTGAGTCTGTAGCGGGGTGAAGGGCATACGCGGGAAAGGTGGAGGGTGGCAGGGATCGGCGGGGATCAGGGAGCGGTGGCAGCGGCGGTGCCACGCAGGGCGGCGGCGCGGAAGATCGCTTTGGTGGTGCTCTTGGCGACCAGCACGGGACAGGGCCGCCAGCCGGTGGTGACATCCGCCACCGGGGCGATGCCGCCGGCGCTGCCACTGAGCACGTAGACCGGGGCACTCATGCTGAGCGTGGCGCCCACAGTGAGGTCATCGTCCTCGGTGATGATCGTCACGGGCTGGCCGCTGGCGGCGCCGTTGGCGGTGAGGCCAACCACGACGGCCGTGGTGGCGGAGGCGTCGGCATCGGCCAGTTTGAAGGTGTTGGCGGTGGCGTCGAGGTAGACCAACTGACCGGCGGTGAGCGTGGCGCCGGCGGTGCCCTGCACCTTCACCGCACGCGCGCCAGGCACCACGGAAGCGGCGGTGATGGACAGGTCCGTGGCGGTAACGGCCAGGATCGGCAGCAGGGCGAAGACCAGCAGGGCGAAGAAGGGCGACTTGAGGAAGGTGGATTTCATGGTGGTGCGTGAGCGTCAGTTCATTGGCGGCTGTCAAACCTGGCGCGACACGGCGAGGGACACGCGCACCTGGAGCGCGTAGAAGACGGTGCGCTTGTCGCGGTTGCGCATGGGCTCAGCAGCGCCGCGGTGGAGGATCTTCAGGATCACCCAGCCTTCCAGATCCGTGCGCGCGGCGAGGAAGTCATTGAAGGCGTCGACATCGCGCAGGCGGTCATCGATCAAGCGCAGCCATTCGGAGGCCTGCTCCCGTGAGGTCTGCTTGGCAACAGGCGCGGCGTCTTCATCCGCCGCCTTCAGCCAGGTGAGCAGCAGGAAGCTCAGGTCGATCGTCCGCCGGCTGCCGACGCTGCCTTCCTCTTTGGCCGCAACGACCAGCGAGGGCAGCTGCGGTTCGGTCGAGCTGTCCATAACCAGGCGGGGCAGGATCGCCAGCGAGGGCAGGCCGGCGGTGATGCTGGCTGCGCTGCTGAGGTAGTCCCGGAACAGCTGCGCCAGGTGGTAGTCGGGCATGGTGGTCATAGCGGGGCGGTGGCATCAATGACCCAGACCGGGGAGCAGTCGTCATCTCCGGAGACGCTGGCGAGCGAGTAGTCGCGCCCCTGGTAGCGGATGGCGTCTTTAGAGACGTCCGGCCGACGCGGCAGGACCTCGACGCCGCGGCAGAGCTTGGGCAGCTGCACCTGCAGGGTGCGCTGATGTTCAAGACCCCATTCATCGGCCTCCGCCTTGTTGTCGCCAGACTTGACCAGGCAGCCGGCGAAGTCGTATTCCTCACCATCGACCAGCAGCGTCACGGTGCCGGTGAAGGGGGAGGCGGCCATGCCGCGCAGGTGGGCGGCCCTGAAGCGTTCCGCCGGAGTCATGCGATGGCGATCTGGTGGGGTTGCAGGTGGAGGCGGGTGACCAGATCCAGGACCGGCTCCAGCGCGCCCTGGTTCACCGGCGGGTGTTCGACCGGCACGAAGTGTGGCGACTCATCCGGCGGCGCGTCATTGGTCAGCCAGCTGATGGAGATGCAGACCCGCTGATCGCGGTCCTCAATCTCGAAGCGGCGCTCCCCTGCCCGGCGGTCGAGGTCGGTGGTGGTCTCGCGGACGGTGCGGTTCATGCCCTGCCAGGCCTGTCAAAGCAAAGCCCCCGCCGCGCCCAACCAAGAAAGCGCGACGGGGGCCGATGCAACCCACAACGGGGAGGGAATTCACTTCACGGGCGGCCGGGCGCCCACCGGGGCTTCCGGATCGCGGGGCGCCTGGTCGGAGCTGGCCGGGGCGGAAGCGCTGCCGGCAGCAGCAGGGGCGCTGGCAGCGGCTTCGCTTTCCGGCTGCGGCTGCTGCGGGGCCTTCGGCGCCTTGGCCCGGGCTTCCGGAGTGCAGCTGCCAACCTGCGGCTCCCTGACCACCTGGCACTGGCTGACGATCACGACGCCATCACGGCCCAGATCGACGGTGCCGTCGTCGTGGGTTTTGAGGATCTCCAGACGGACGGGCTCGCGCTGCGCCTGGTGGTAGAGGGCAAATTCAGAGGATGCTTTCATGCGACGGGTGCGGGGTGTCAAACCGGGTCCGCAAAGGTGGCAACGTCCTGCAGCGGGTAGACGCATTCGCCGACGTGCTTGAGCACCACCTGGGTGTCGATCAGCACCGGGATCCCCAGATCCCAGGCGCGCTGGCACAACATCCAATCTTCGGAGAGGTAGCGGCGGCGGCCCTCAAACTGGCGGACGCCAGTGGCGAAGAAGTCCCACTTCACGCCGGGTTCGTCGCCGTCATCCGGATCGTACGCGATCTCGGGGAAAGCTTCGATCATCGCCTTCAGCACGGCGCGGGCAATCAACATGCAGCCGGTGCCGGCGTACTTGACCGGGCGCAGGCCGGACGCGTCGGTTTCGCCGGCATCCTCATCAAGCAGGTTGCAGACCCAGCCAAGCTCCTTCTGCTTTTTCGGATACAGGCCGCAGACGATGTATTCGCCGCGCTCAGCGTGCTCCACCAACCGGCTCAGCTGCTCGACGGAAAAGATCAGGTCGGTGTCGAGGAAGAGCAGGTGCGTGCAGTCGCTGGCGAGGAACTGGGCGCAGAGGCGGTTGCGGGCGCGGGCCACCAGGCTGTCACCGACACAGGGGCGGATGACCATCTCGCACAAGCGAGGGCGGGCGGTGACGAGCCCGAGGAGGCTGTGGACGAAGTGGGCGTTGTAGCCGCCGTAGACCGGCAGGCCAAGGAAGAGCTTCATGGCTGGAAAAGGTTGGCCCCCTGGCGCTGGTGCTGCGCGCAGGGGGCCGGGATGCCAGGAGGATGGCAATGGGTGGATGTGGGCGGCGCGTGGCACCAACACGCGCCGCCCTTGGGCGTGGGGAATCAGATGACGATCTCGACAGCGAACTCGCCGTTGGCGGCGTTGCCACCGTCCGCCTCGCCGGTGGCGGTGGCGAAGAGGTAGCGCTTGTTCAGCTCCGGCGGGAGGTAGAGCTCACGCGCGGAGGCCGGGTGGTTGGCGGCGTTGCCGGCGACCACGTAGCTCTGCACGGTGACCGAGTTCGCGCCGTTGGCCTCGTTCGAAGCCTTCACCGCGTAGGTGACGTTCTTCGAGTTGGCGCCGGTGGCGACACCGTTGGCCAGGCGCACGCGGAACTGCGTGGTGAAAGGCCGCAGCGCCTGCTGGTGCAGGTCGATGGTGTTGGTGGTGGTGGTGTTCGCCGCGTTCGGCATGGCCGCGGCTTGACGCAGGGTGGAGTCCTTCATGATGAGGTCAGGGGTCAGGGTTCGTGTGGCGCCATCATCAGACCGTCTCGATGGTCTCCGCCTCGCCGATGGCGTTGTCGGCGTAGACGATCGGGATGCCGTTCCAGTTGTCCGGGGGCGGCGGGTAGGTGTTGAAGCTCTGGGTGATGGCCGGACCGGCGCCGAGGTTGACGTTGACGGCGGTGGCCTGACGGCTGGCCGCGAGCTGCTCACCGGAGCGGGTGGCCATGATGAACTTGGTCGGCCGCTTGCTGTTGCCGAAGCTGCGGGCCAGCTTGGACATCAGCGCATCAGTCAGGCCGAAGCCGTTCTGCGCGGTGAGGTTGGCGATGCGGCGGGCGGCGAACTGCGTCGGGACGACGCTGCCGGGCGTCTGGTTGAAGCCGGCCAGGCTCAGACCGAGGTGGCCGTGGAACTGCTGCAGATCGTGCAGCGACTTCTTGGCGGACTCCGCCGGATTGGGCGCCTCGTTGGAGGTGATCAGCTCGGACATTTCGAACAGCTCACCGGCGCCGGCATCGTTGCCGATGACCAGCTGCACGCCGAGTTCGCCTTCGATGATGGCGTAGACGCTGGACGCGGTGGAGGCGGTGGAGCCGCCGGCGTTGATGACGCTACGCGCGTGGTTGTACTTGGCCGTGGTCTCCGTGGTGGCAACAACGTTGCCGGCCACGAGCGGCGTCAGCTCCTTGAGGCCGGGGAAGCCCTTGGCATCGTAGACGGTGCCCTGGATGATCTGCTTCTCCAGCTCGATGCCCTGAGCGCTCATCTTGAGCATGGTCTGCAGGTCGAACCAGCTGTAACCAACGGCGGCGTGCTCAGCGTCCCACTTCTGGGCGGTGATGCGCTCCGCCTTGATCTGGCCACCGACGAGCGAGCAGTCGAACTCGCGCAGCTCGAGCTCGGCCTCGCTGGGGCTGAAGCCCTCGTTGTAGTTGACGAAGGGGCCGGCCGTGGGCAGCGCCTTGACGGCCAGCGACATGAACTTCGTGCTGCGGGCGCTGCGCGCATCCAGCGCGGCCAGCAGCGGGGTTTCGGCGATGAGCGCCATGATGAGTCCGGCCGAGAGGGGGACCTGGCGGCCTTGAGCGATTTGGAGGGCGGTGGGCATGGTGGGCGGGAGTGAGGGGTCGAAGGTTCAGGACGGGTTAAGCGGCGGGGCGCTGCTGCGCGCGGCCGAGGGCGATGAGCTCGCAGGCGGTCATCTTGCTCAGGTCGTGCTGCGGGGCGGACGCGGGCTTGGCAGCGACCGGGGCCGGAGCGGCGGCGGTGGCGGCGGGGATGCCATGCGCGGTGACGGCCTGCTGGTGCTGGTGCACGCCTTCGAGCTTGTCGAGGCGCTCCTGCAGCGGCTTGACGGCGGCGGTGACGGCGCCCTGGATGGCTTCAAGAGTCAGCACCTGCGGCGAAGCGGCGGTCACGGCCGGAGCGGCCGCGGCAGCAGGCGTGGCGGGAGTTTCAACCGCGGGCGGTGCGGCCGAGGCGGCCGGGGCGGCGGGGGCACCACCCGCGGCGGGGGCTTCAGGGGCGGCGGTGAACAGCGGAGTGCGAGGGCGGAGCATGGCTTGAATGTTGGGCTTGGGTTTGGCTTCAGGTCCGGCGCCGCTGTCAATCAGCGCCCGAATGGCGTCGGGGGCGCGCAGCGCCGCAGTGACTTTCTTGAGCGGCTCGTACGCGCTCAGCGCGACGTCATCGAGCAGGGTGTCGACGAGACCGATCTCCTTGGCCTGCGCGCCGGTCAGCCAGGTGGTGGCGACCATGCGCTTCATCCATTCGGCCTCGGTGCCGCCGGCTTTGTTCACGAAGGCGGCGGCCATGCTGGCGTTGCAGGCGCGCAGGGTCTCGATGTGCTTCTCGAGCGTCTCGACATCGGCGCCGGAGCACCAGAACTCCGCATCATGGATCATGAGCAGGGCATTGCCTGCGGCGCGGATCTCATCGGCCGCGCAGGCGATCACCGGCGCGGCGCTGTAGGCGTAGCCATCGATGGTGCAGACGATGCGGGCTTTCTGGCGGGCCAGGATGGAGCTGATGGCAATGGCGGTCGGGAAGTCGCCGCCTTCGCTGGTCAGGTAGAGATTGATCTGGTCGACGTCACCCAGCTCGGACAGCTCGTGCTCGAACTCCTGCAGCGTGCCGGCGCCGCCGGTCGCATGCTCCTCGCCCCAGTAGTCAACGTAGGTCTTGGCCTGGCCGATGTAGCCGCGCAGCTTCAGTTCGGCCTGACCCGCCTCAGCCCGGATGGAAAACCAGCGGGACGGCGCGGCGGGCGGCGCAGCCGCGGAGGCGGTGATGCAGGCAGAGAGCGGAAGGAGAGTGCGGCGCATACTGCGGCGGCGCCTGTCAAAGCGTCACCCCACCAAAACCCCGCGCTCGGAATTCCGAGCGCGGGGTTTTTGTGAACCTTCAGTCCTGCGCTTTGCCGATCTCCTTGACCAGGTCGGCGACATCCACGCCCATGCTGGTGGCGAGGCCGGTGATGGCCTGCACCTGCATGGCATCGATGCAGAGGAACCAGGGCAAGCCGCGCGTGGCGCCGTGACGGATGTTGTCGGCGATCTCCTCCAGCCGGGCGTGACGGACGGATTCGCCGTCGAGGCCGAGGCTGTCGCAGTACTGCTCAACGGTGCCGGTGAAGGTGCGCAGCTTTTCCTGCTCGGCCTTCTCATCGCGGCCGGCATCGATGCTAGGGTCGACGCCGCCTTTCCAGGTGACCTTGCGCCAGTCTTCGACGATCCGGTTGTCCTGGAGGGTCCAAGGCAGGCGGCGCTCGATCGCATCGCCAATGACGAAGTTCCAGCAGGCTTGGCAGTACTGCTCCCGGATCGGGCGACGGATGCGGTCCAGGGCCTTGCGGACTTTGCGCAGGACCATGCGCACGGAGGCGCTGCCGAGCTGGGCGATGTTGAGCAGGTACTCCGGCGGGAACTTCAGGCAATAGCAGGCTTCGTTCCAAGCCCGGCCGATGATCTCCGCGAAGCTCATTGCCTGGCCGTGAAAGAACTGGATGGATTCACCCTCCTTGAACACGGGCAGGCTGAGACCTCCAGCCAGCTCAATGAAGCGCGTGCCGGTATCGGCGCCGGCGGTGTCGGTGCCCTTCTTGACCTGCGGGCGGACGCTGGCGGGCGTGTCGCCGGTGCTGGTGGTGATGACGCCGAGAAAGTAGGCCCGGATCTTGTTGGCGTACTTTTCGACCGCGTGGAGATCGAGTGAGTCGAACAGGCTTTTGTCCCCGCTGAACAGCCAGGGGGTGCCGTGGCGCTGGTTGAGGTGGCGATCGGAGAAGACGTGCAGCACCTGGGAGGCGTCCCGCTCGTCGTAGTCGCGGTTCAGGTAGCCGGCCAGGCCGAGGCCGGCGGACTGCTTGAGGATGCGGTAGGCGCGTGGGATGTCGAGGCGGTCGAACTTGATGCCCGCGTCCCAGACGAAGTCCGAGCCGTTGGCGACCAGGTCCCGCACACCGGAGTTGCCGAGCTGGTCGCGGGTGAGAAACTGCAGCTGCAGGCGGCGGAAGGTGTTGTCACTGAGCGGGCGGGCGAGGGCGGCGGGCGAATCATCGCGCACCTTGAGGACGAAGGCTTCGCCGTCGCCGATCATGGTCTGCGCCAGCATGCTCTGCGCCGAGTAGAAATCGAACCGGCGGCGGATGTCGACGGCGCGGCTGCTGGCCCATTCGTCGAAGTAGGCGGTGGCGGCGCGCTTGAAGTCCGGGTTGCTGCTGTTGCTGGTCGGCACCAGGCCATCACCCAAGGCCTCCTCCGGCAGCTGGCTGACCAGGTAACCGATGAAGGGCAGCGCCTCCTGCAGGAAGCGGCTTTTCTGCACGCGCTCCATCGCCTGAGCGGGAGTCTCCCCCCGCCAGTTGCGCCACAGGTTCGTGGTGGGTGCGCTGCGCACGCCGCCGCCCTGGTTGATCGCCGGCGTGGCGGCGGGCACGGCGGCCGCGGTGATGCGTTGCTGTTTGCGCTTGGCCATGTCAGTTCAGAGGGAAGTCCACGAGGCGCGGAATCAGGAATGCGGGCGCCGAGGTGTCGTCGGCCACACCGTCGGCATTGGGCAGCCGGCGCCGCGCCTGGGTGAGGATGCCCAGCAGCCACTTCGCGGACACCGTGCGCTCCGCCGATTGGGCCTGCCCATGGAAGTTGGTGCTGGTCACGAACTCGTCACCCGCCATGACAGCCAAAAGAACGCGCTCGAATTCGGTCTGCAGCCAGCCGGCGCCGGCCACGCCGAGGTCGGTGACGTGCAGCAGGATGGCATCAACGATGAGCTCAGGATCTACGGTGTCGGCGGGCATTCCCCCGTGCCCGGCTTGTCAATGTCAGCGGGCGACGTCTCGGCCTTGAGCTTGCGGGCCTTTTCCCAGCGCACCATGACGGCGGCCCGGGCCTGCTCACTGGTTCGGGCTTTGGCGATCCCCCTCACCTTCCCGCCCTTCCGGCCCATCGCGCTCATCACCTCGCGAATCATCTCCGGAGGCAGCTCCTCGGGTTCCGGCTTTTTCTTTTTCCTGGGCATGAGGATCGCGGCAAATCACCAGCGCGGTGCGCTGGTGATCGAAGAATCTCACGCTCAACCCCCGCTGCAAGGCGAAGTCGTGCACCGCCTGGAGGTCATCAGCTGTTGGGGTTCGTGGCATACGCAAGCGGTCGTGTTTGTCAAACGTCGCCCTTATCGAGGATGTAGACGCGTTCCTCAGCTTTTCCGGCGGGCGGTTCCCAGCCGAAATAGGCCCGCAGAAAGTGCCACATGGCGAGGCAGTACTTCACGCAGTCGCCGTAATCGTTCGCGCCGGCCGGCTCGGCCCACACATAGCGCAGGCGTCCCTTCACGCGTTTGAGCACGCGCTTTTCCTGGCAGAGCTCATCAACAAACTCATCGTCCGGCGACCTCATGAGGTGCAGCCGCGGCGCCGGCAGGGGGATCTTTTCCCCCGTCTTGCGGATGCGGTCGAGGGCGGCCACGATCTCCTCGTGCTGGCCGATGCGCTGCAGGTAGAGTTCGGTGGCGAACTCGTGGTGGCTGATGTGGTAGGCGCAGAACTTGTAGCCGTCGACCTCGCGCACGCGTTCGTCGACGACGTCTTTGATCTGGTGGCCGCCGGCGCCCTTGCAGGGGAACACCCAATGGTTGCCGTGGATCGGGTGCGCCCTGGAGCGCGGGCGGGCGCAGAAGTCGCGCACGTCCTTCATGGAGTTCTCGCCGTCGCCTTCATCGATCCACATGAAGTTGGGCATGACTTTTTCGCGCTCCGCCTCCGGCACATCACCCCAGTCGAGGACCTCGATCGGCTGCTCGGCCACCTCGTAGAGGTCGTCGAAGGTCAGGCATTCGCCGTAGTCGATGATGAACGCTTCGCCATCGGGCAGGAAGCCCAGCTTGGTCCACTTCTTGACGTCAATCTGGACGTCGACGGCCATCGCCACAAAGGCCGGGAGGACCGGGCATTGGCCGTGGCGGTGGCGGCTGTCCTTGGCCAGAGCGCGGACCATGTCGCCCTTGATGATGGTCTGCTTCTCGATGTGCGGCTCGCCGAGGCGGGTGCGGAAGAAGTGCGCCAGGGCCCGGCCACCTTTCTTTTGCGCCTTGATGAAGTGCAGCGCGATCGCCCCCCAGGTGATCTTCGGCCGGAGGCTGTAGAGCTGGGAGATGTGGACGCTCATCTTCCGCGGCTCCGGCTTGTCGTCGTCCTGCCCGAAGTTGGTCTGCCTCCACTCGCGGCGGGCCAGCATCCAGTCCTTTGCGGACTCCAGGATCTTGCCGTGGTGCGGGCCCTGCACCCTGCAGGCCGGGTTGATGCAGAGGTAGTGGGTCTCGCGCGACACGCGCTCCAGATCGAAGGCGCCCTCCTCATCGCGGCAGTGGTCGAACTTGATCTGCTTCCAGTCGAGGGTCTGCATCGTCTGGCAGTGCGGGCACGGGACGTAGAGCCGGTGCCGCGTGCCGGTGCGGTACTCGCCCCAGAGGATGTCCTTCTCGTTGCGCGGCTTGCCGCCGTAGATGCCCTTGGAATTGGGCACATCCATGACGCGGTCGCGCAGGTGCTCGAGGGCGTTGGCCTCACCGCTGGCGAACTCTTCGAACTGGTCGACCTCATCGGCGCCGACCAGGCTGGCCGTCTTGTTGGTGACCTGGGACACCGACTGGGCGCCGGCCATGTAGACCGTGCGCCCCTTCAGGTACAGCGTCTCTGTCGTCAGCTGGCGATCCTGCGCAGGCAGCACGTCGCCCAGAGCCTTGACTGACTTCACCAGCGGGATGATCCGCTTCTTCGAGATCTTCTTGACCTCCTTCGCGTTGTCGATGCAGAAGATGATGTTGGTGCTGTGGTGGACCAGCCACCAGAGCATGACGACGAAGAACGCCAGCGTGAAGCCGACGCGGCTGGGCTTGAGCACGATGAGCTCGTCGTAGCGCGGATCCTGGACGAAATCGAAGAGCACGGTGCTCCAGGGTTCCAGCTCCGGGTTGTAAGGTCCGGGCGCGCCGCTGCTCTCCTCCGAGGAGAGCAGCACGTTGGCCCGGCCCCAGTCGGCGATGCTGCCCTTCGGCCGCGGTCGGAGGGCCTGAGCAAACAGGCCGCTGAGGTAGACGCGCAGGTTCATGCCGTGGTCAGCTGCAGCGTCTCGCGTTTCAGGAAGCCGGCCGCGATGAGCTCGGTGAAGCATTCGTCGACGCCCGCCTGCCAGACCGCATCGCGCTCTTCCTCGGTGGCGCATTCGGCCAGGCGCGGCTTGAGGCGGGTGATCAAGGAGCGGAAGGCCTCGGCCGTGGTGACCAGCATGGGCAGCAGCTGAGCGCCGAGCTCCTCCACGTCGACCAGCTTGCCCTGCTTGGTCCGCATCTTGAAGACGACCTCCTCGGCCTTGTCGACTTCGTTGCGCAGCTCGCGCCACTTCCGCTCCTTCTGCTCGAGCCGGTGCTGATCGGGCTCCTCCTTGTCCTGCTCCTCAAGCAGTTCGTAGCGGGCACGCGCGAGCTGCTCCTTGAGGTGCACGAGGTTCTGCTCCTGCGTGGTGACCTGCGGTGTTTCGAAGATGGGCACCGCGCCCGGCTTCACCGGCGGTGGAGGGGCTGACGGGTTGGCCGGGCTTGGCCGGTCGGCCTTCGTGACCTCCGGCTTGGCGGCCGCGGCCCGGGCGGCATCCTCGACGCTGCGCGGACAGCGCTGCTTCATCACCCGCCCCCACCACGCCGGCATCTCTGCAGGGCGGTCCAACGGCGGCAGGTCAGGCTGCTCACGGCTTTTGCCCTGGCTGACCCACCACTTGATGGTGCGCGCGTTCTTGCCGTAGGTCTTCTCGTAGTCCTTGTAGCTGCGCTGGTACGCGCCCTCGGTGAGCGCGCGCGAGTAGGCCGCGGTGTCGCTCGGCACCAGGTGCTCGATCTCGGCCATCTCCTCACGGCTGAGCCGGGCGCCGCGGGTGAACTTCAGCAGCAGAGACGCGACGCGTTCGGCGCGCAGCTCGTCGGGCGTGGCGCCGGTGATGATGCTGGCCAGCAGGAGTTGGCGCTTGCTGCCGCTGAGCGTGTCGCCCTGAGCGACCCCGGTGAGCATGTTGCGCGCGTCGGCCTCGAGGCCCTTCCGCGCCAGGTCGGGGGAGATGTCAGGTCCGAGGGCCATAAGCAGTCACGAGGTCGTCGATCCACGCGGCGTGGAAGTCATGGGTGGTGCGGCAGTTCAGCATCAGCATTTGCTCCAGGTTGTCGGAGCTGCGGAGGTTGGCGCTGCCTTCGATTACGAGGTGGTCGCCTCTGGCGGTCGGCAGGAGGATCACCTTCGCGTGGGATCGGCAGACGATGAGGCGCGCCTTGCCTTCCAGAATGGCGCTGACCTGGCGGAAGGTGGTCGTCTTGTCCACCTGCTGGAAGTAGTGACTTGCCACGAGGGTGATCTCTCCGACCAGGCCGGCCGCCTTCAGGTTGGCCAGCGTCTCCGCGTTGGCGGCCGAAAGGCCGAGGGTGGCCACGCGCAAGTGCGGGCAGGCGCCGCGCCGGGCCAGGATCAGCGGGATCAGGTCGCACAGGACGAAGTCGCCGCGCAGCACGCAGTGCAGCCGTTCGCCTTCCTCCGGCAGTTCGTCGACGATCGGCCGCGCGTTTTCCGGCCGGATCAGGCGCTTGATGCCGCGGCGACGCCGTTTGTCCTGCGCCTTGGCTGCCACTCGCAGCGTTCGGTTCTCCGGCAGGGTGAACTGCACCCGGGTCTTGCCCAGCTGCTCGAAGTTGGCGGTCGCCAGTTCGCAGGCGGCGAGCTCGGGGATGTCACTGAGCTGGAGCATGGTTGCCGAGCAGGGTCACCTTGCAGCCGTGCGCGGTCATCCGTTCCAGGATGACCGCGCAGTAGTTCGGGTCGAGTTCGGTGGCGTAGGCCCGCCGCCGCACATGCTCCGCCGCGACCAGCGTCGTGCCAGATCCGCCGAAGGGCTCGAGCACCCGCTCCCCTTCCCGGCTGCTGTTCCAGATCATGCGCGCCACCAGGTGCAGCGGCTTGATCGTGGGGTGCAGGCCGTTGCCCGAGTTGCGCGGCTCGCGGATCACCGTCGTGTTGCGGGAGTTCAGCAGGTCGTGCACCAGGTTGACCAGCTCCTTCTTGCCGAGCTTCGCCACCTTGCCGACGGCCTCATCGGTCACCGTGCTCTGCCGATAGCCGCCTTGCCAGTAGTGCGCCGCTCCCGGCTTCCAGCCGTAGAGCACGGGCTCGTGCTCCCACTGGTAGTCCTGCATGCCCAGGGTGAACGCCGTTTTCACCCACAGCAGGTTCTGGCGGATCGACCACCCTGCCCTCCGCGCCATCAGCTCGTTGACCACGCGCTCCGAGTCCGCGTGCGCGATGTAGATCGCCGCCCCTGCCTTCGAGTGCTGCAGCAGCACCCGGAACGAATCGAGTAGCAGCCGCTTGTAAGCCGCCGGCGTCATCGAGTCGTTGAGGATCGCCATCGCCTTTGTCTTGGGCTTGCAACCAGTCCCGCGCGCCTTCAGATCGTTGCGCCGTTCCTGGACCTGCTCATAGGCGACGTTGTACGGCGGATCGGTCCAGACCATGTCGCCGGTCTCGCCCTCGAGCAGCAGGCGCCAATGCTCCGGCCTCCGGCAGTCGCCGCAGACCAGGCGGTGCGCTCCGATCTGGTAGAGGTCACCGAGGCGGACTTGCCACTTCGCCTGCAGCTGCTCCGCTTGGGACACCAGGCTTTCCGGATTGTCGTCCTCCACGGTCGGCGGTTCCAGCAACATCGCCAGCGCCTGCTCATCCCACATCGCCAGGGCCGCCGGCAGGCCTGCCCCGCTCATCCTCCGCGCGATCTCCCGCTCGAGCTCCCGGTTCCACTTGCCCGTGTGGTCATTCGCCGCACGCATCCGCGCCAAGTGCGTCTCCTCATCGTAGTCCACCACGCCGACGTCGGCGTGGCTGAAGCCCAGGGCCAGCAACCGCTCACGGCGCTTCACCCCGTCAACGAGCAGCCCGTTGCGCTGATTCCAGATCAGCGGGGCGAAGTAGTCATGCTCGAGCGAGCCATCCAGGGCCGCCATCTCCGGCGACGCATACGCCGGATGATCCCGCATGAACTGCTCA